GGGCTCCTGCTGCGCCAGTGCGGCGCCCTGAGCCGCAAGCCACGCAACGCATCCATCGTGCGCCTTTTTAATGTGGTGCAGTGGTGGTTTTATGTCCCACGCAGCCAGCTCCTCCTCAAGTGCCGCGCGACACTCCTCGATCACGTTGCGGGCATCCATCACACGCTTTGACAGATTCTCCACCGGTTCGCCCTGCTCCTGCTGCTTGCGTAGCAGTCCCTTGCAGTGCTCAAGTTCTTCCGACAGGCTTACCACCTGTTGCTCGGCGATCTCTGCGCGACTTTCCCAGTCGGGCTCCTGCTTCGGCGCCACCTCATACAGTGGCCGCAGCGGCCCGTACAGGCGCTTCTCCGTCGCGCTTTGCACGTAGCTGATATGGCGCGGGTGGCCGCTGCCGTCGATCCATGCGGCGGGCTTCGTCTGCTCCTGCCGCGCGAGCGCGGCGCGGAGATTTGCAGACACTTCTGCTGCGTTGCCGTCGTACTTGCCGATAGCGACACTAACGAGGCAATCAATCGCCGCCTGCATGGCGGCTCGTTGTTGCCCGTTCATGCTCCTTCCTCCTGCTGCTCTTTTAGCCTGATATGCCGCATCCTGCGCGCAGGCTCAAGCCTATACACGCCATCGAGGATGGTGCGGTCGTAGTAAATCCAGTTATCAGCCTCAAGCGACCGCAGAGCACGTTGTAGCGTGTCTGGTGGCAGCCTGGTGACTGTCATCAGTGCCCGCGCATTGCCAACCATGCGCAGTCCACGCAGTGCGCGCAGGATCGCGCAGCGTGCGTCGGTTAGTTCGCTCATTGCGACCTCACTTTTAGCATTGCGTCTGCCTGCTCGTATGCAATACGAGCCAAGAATTCTCCTTCTTGTCCTTTTGGAAGTTTCGTTAGTACATCCGTATTCCCATAAGCACCAATCAACACTTGTGCAGCAAAGTAATCACGCAAAGTCATTCCACTGCGCGATTCATTTGCGTGATCCCAAGGAAAAGCAGGACAGTCGTTTTTCATTCATCACTCCAAGTCACGTTTTGTTCTGATGCCCAGGCGTAGATGTAGTCGATCAGCGACGCCAGTTCTTTCTTGCTAAGACGAGAAGTTCGCCGATAGAGCACGTCGAAACCGTGTCCGTCAACAGCCGGCCGTTAAATCCGGTCGTGCTCGCCAGCGCCGCCGTCGTGGCGACGCCGCCTAGTCTGTGCATGCTGCGCAGCACGGCGCAGCGGGCGTCGTGGAGGAGTTGGTCGTCGTCTCTCATGTTGCTTCCCACAACAGTTTTTGTCCGCGCAATGCCGCAGCTGTGTCTACACGCGGCCTACTAGGCGCGTTCCAATTGCCGCCCCAGCTTTGCCGACAAGCGTCCACCCTGAAGCGCGCAAGCTTGCGCCGCCTTCTTCCGGCAGCGTGTACGTAATCAGTCGCTTATAGCCAAGCGCCTTGGTCGCACGCCACGCTGCGCCGTAAAGCATCGAACAAGCGTTGCGAGCACCATCGGTGCAAACACGGTTTACTTCAAGCGTCCATCCGTCGTCCGACATGCGAGCAACAGGCCGGCCAACAATGGCAACGCCGCGCACAACTTCAAACTTCTTATCCGAAACTGCAATTGCAAACTTGGCGCCAGGAACAGGCTTATGGTGACGGTGATGGACAGCAACGAAAGCATTAGCTTCGTCTAGGTTAATAGGCGTCATCATGAGCATTTCAAAGCTCCCTTCGCCCACGGCCTGCACAACACCCACGCCCACAACGCACCGCCGGCCACCTTCGCCACAAACTGCATCGCAACGATGTGCGGCATCAAGGCGCCGAAGGCCAACGTCGGGAAGATCAGCGAATCGACCGCGGCGCCGGCTACGTTGCTGCCGTTGGCACGAAACGACCACGATCCGCGAAGACGCGAGAAGACCGACCAATCAACGAACGCGGCTGCCGTGAATGCCACCGCAGACGCGACGGCGATCTTCCCGGCTGACGGGTTGAGTGCGAACGTCAGCAGACCTGTCGCGCAGATCAGCGCGAGCATCTGCCATTGGTGCAGGCGAACGTGCAACCAATCGCGCAGCGTCAGGTCAAGGCCGATCAGCACAAAGGCGTTGATCGGTGAAACCCATGGACCGAAAGCTGCAACGGAAAGATTTGCCAGCGTCATCGCGGCGGCGTAGATCAGAACTGCAATCGTCAGCACAAGTGCTCCTGAGTTGGTCGCTCGACCCATAAGGGCGGCGGGTTGGTTGAGTTGATCCGTTGCGCCATGCAATTAGGGCAACGGTTGTAGTCCTTGAAATTGCGCCCGACGTTCACGCTGTCTGCGCTTGCAAGCGGCCACGGTCCAGATGACTGACCGAGCATCCGCAGCCCATGCAACCACGGCACGCGCCCGTAGTGGCGCACAAGCGCGTTAAACGTTTCGTCCATGCGCGCCGCCCATGTCGGCGAACCAACTTGCCAGAAATCACCAGAACTTCCAATGCAAACGCGCGGCCATGAATCACACAGATCGAACAGGTACTCAACCGGCAGACCAAGGTGCCACACCGGAGCGCCGAACTCTTTGCGAAACGGCCAAGTAGCGGCCATCGCCCGCTGCTGTTCAACGCTTCCGCCTATCTGGTCAGGCACAACGGCCCAGTGCGGATGCGCCAAGTGAGGCTCGGCCCACTGATAGAACCCGTTGATATCGAGCCGGGCGCCGCGTGTGTAGGTGCTGAAGGCGCCGTTATCGAGCATGACCGACTGCCCGATGCGCAGGCATGTCGAAAGGTCATTCGGTGCCGCGTAGCTGACGCAAAAGTGCTGCCCGGCCATGGTCATTAGCGCGGCGCGCGGCGTTATAGGCGTGCCGTGATAGTGGATCACTTGAAAGCCTTCGATGCCCACGGCCTGCACTCGCTCGCGTCAATCACCCGCGGCGCCTCATGCACCGCATAGCGGCTGCTCGGCGTCGGCGCGATCGTCACGCGCGTGGCGCTGGTGATGATGGGCGGCGTGTCGTCAAACGACGCGCGCTCGCGGTTGTGCTGCCCGAGCGACGCCTGGTGCATGCGCTTCGTCCTGTCGGTCGGTGTGCGCACGTTGACGCTCACGGTCGGCCGCGCGCTTGCGCACTGCCGCTCATACGCCGCCGCATGCTCCGGGTGCACGAACCACCGGCTTTGCATGTGCGGGCCGGCCTTGTGCAGACGGCCGCGCTTGGTGGCGGTGTAGAGAAACTGCGTGCAGCGGTCGGAGTGCTTGCCAGTGGCGCGCGCGCCTTCCTTGCCGTTCACGCCTTCAGGGCGCTCGGCGAGCTTGACGAGGATCGCCAAGGTGCCGTCTTTGATTCCAGTTCGGTCTGCCATGATCAGAATAGAAAGTGTTGCTTGTGCTTTTCTGGCACGCAGTGAGGACTGCACCAGATCGTCTCGGATGCGCTGTTGGACACTGCTTCTTCAGTGACCGCGTATCCCTTGCGTGCCGTCCATTTCCTGGTGTGCCATCCACACTCAAGAAGCGCGTCGTGCTCATTCGCGTGGCCGCAAAGAACGATCCGCAATCGCTTGTTGTCGCCATTGCTGGCGCACCATTCGCGCACGCCTGCGGCTAGCTCGCCGCCTACACCGCCGGCCGCGTAGTCCATTGCGCCTTTGGTGTAGGGGGGGTCAAGAAAGACGCCCGTCAGGCCGTGCCGCGTCGTCACGCTGTCCGTAAGGACGCGGCTCCAATCGCCGACAGCAACGCGCACGTTTCGCATGCGATCCATGAGCGCGGCAAACCATTCGTAGATGTATTCCGAGCGGCCCTGCCCGGCATTGCCAAGGTGCGGGAGCTTGCGGTTCACGCCCCGCCCGGCATTGCCAAGGTGCGGGAGCTGGCGGTTCACGCCCTGCCCGGCATTGCCAAGGTCCGGGAGCTGGCGGTTCACGCCCTGCCCGGCATTGCCAAGGTGCGGGAGCTTGCGGCGATCAACCAGGCGCTCGCCGTCGTGAATCCACGGCCCGTCGCCGCTGCACCATCCTGAGCCGATCCAGTTGCAAGCGCCCCAACACCACCAGCCAGCTACCTTGGCGTCGTAATACTCAGGGTCGGCGTGCAGGCGCTCGAGCAGGCCGGACGCGTTGCGCACAAGCCAGGAGTGACGCGCAAACAAGTCGGCCTCGTTGGTCGGCCAATCAACGTGCCGCGCAACCTCGCCGGCATCAAGCGAGACAGCACGCCAGAAGTTGGCGACGAAGCAGTCAGCATCGTTGATGGTTTCGACCTTGCCGATGTTCGGCCGCCCGAGCAGCATGGCGGCCGATCCTGCAAACGGCTCGACGTAGTTTTCAGGGTCGCCAAGCGCGGCCCACACGGTTTCGCATGCGAGCGACTTGCCGCCGAAGTAAGGGAACGGCGCAGCTAGTGTTCCAGCTAGAGAAAGCATTGCTTGGCTTGGTATAGATGCCCCGGGCCACCGGGTGTGACAATTCGCGCCGCCGGCACGGCATCAGGCCCGGGGCGGAAACTCACATCGGCGGCCACGCCACCATGACGAGCGCCGCGATCACGGCCCACAGCGCGAGGCCGATGGCGACGCTGATGACGATGCCGGCGCCTTCGACAAGCGCGTCGTCGTGCTCGTCGTAGTCGGTGATCTCGTCGGCCGCGCTGGCGGCTTCGGGGTAGTGGGTCATGGCATGCACTCCATCACGGCTTC